CAGGGTAACTTTGTCTTTGGATTCTTCATGGATGGGCAAGACCAACAGGTCCCCGTCATCATGGGAATCATGGGGCACAATGCTCAGACTCCAATGTCAACTAAGATTGGCAATACGGAATCTAACTTTGGTCCTACCAGTGGATATGCTGAAGGTAAAAGACCAGCAACTGGAAATGCAAAACCAATTGCTCCTGATGATGGACTACTTGTAAAAAAACCAACTGATCCAAAGTTAGCTGCTGCACTTGCTCCTGCACCTCCAGGAGTTCAACTTAATAAGTTTGGACTAAGACCAGATCAACCTCTTAGTGCAATTCCTGGTGGACTGCAGGCTGCGAATGATGCCAGAGAAGCAGCAAGAAATGCAGGAGCATCTCCTCAAGAAGTAGAGGAAGCTGCTATGAAGGCAGTTGCAGATCAGGTTGCAAAATTAAGAAGACAGCAAGAATCTCCATCTGCACCAAGCACAGGTAATCCAACAAAAGAAAATCCCGACGCGGTACATCAACTCTCTGCAGCAGATACAAAGAGAGAGGCAAAGATAAAAGAATGTATCGTCGTGATGAAACCAGACCCTGATTCGTTTGTTCAATCAGCAACTTCTGCGATTCAAACAAGAATCAAAACATTAATTGAAAGACTTAATTCATATCTCAGCGCAATTTCAAGTTATGTTGATGCAGTATCATCTGTAGGTGATGAAGTACAGAAATTAATTAGTGATGCTGCTTGTGAGATTGCAAAGTACATGAAAGTTTTATTTGATAAGGTGATGGAGTATGTACTCAAGATCCTTAATAAAGCATTGACAAAAGCAGTTGCAGCACTGCCAACTCATATGAGATCAATGTTTGGTGATATGAAAGAAAAAATCACCGAACTAATTCTATGTTTGTATGGTAAACTTACAGGAAATCTCTGTGGACTACTTGAAGGTATTCTGAGTGATGCCTTGAACATGGATGAAGCAGAAAGAAAAGCAAGAGAGAACGTAGATAATCCACAGAACGATCAAGTGAAGAGACAACCTCAAGTTGGAACTTGTTATGCTGAGGATGTAATTGGTCAAGCACTCTATGCAAGTAAGGAAGAAATTGAGAATGCAAATAATAACTTACTTGATAATATCAATGCTTTCTTAGAGGACATTCAGAATGAATTAGCAGGAGTAAGTGGTGCTCTCTCTGACGTTACAAACCTTCTTGGTGGTATTAGTGGCAGCATGACTTCTGCTCTCAGTTTCAGTAACATATCTCTCAACGTATTTGGTTGCGAATTGACTCCCAACTTGGCAGTGTCTGATAAGTATTGCATGGCAAATGGTGGATCTGCACAACCAGATTCTGCTTTACCAAGTGCTAAGTCTATTGAGAATGCATCCAATAGAGAGAATGATCCTCCAAGAGAAGCACCTGCAGAGACACCATTCGCATCACCACCAACATCTCAACCTGATATTGACCTTGATGCCGGAGCTCCAGACGAAGATGTTTCTGGAGCATTGGACATAGCATGATAAATACAAAATATGAAGACAAGACGTAATCAATAATGTCGTTTAATCTCTTCGGACCTGCAACTAAATGCGACATCAGGGTTGGATATATTGACCCTGAGAGAGGTTTTGTCGGCAATCTTTCAGTGTATGATGCAAATAAGTACGCAAAATTAAATCCAGGAACTACTTTTATCTTCAGAAGAAGAGATAAAATTCAGTTCATGAATATCAATGAGGTCAATGCACTTGAAGGAAAAGACCTTTTACCCACAAACTCAGCATCAGGAAGTAAAGGATGTGATGGTGTAACGGGTCTTGATATCTATGAAGATAATCCTTCAGGAGAGAGTGGATTTAGTGATCTTAAACCAGAAGTTTTAAAAGAAATTCCTCCCAAAGTAAGATTCTCTGGTGGTGGAGGTATAGGTGCCAAGGGAAATCCTATCATTGGTAATGATGGGTCACTGCTTGCAGTTGATTTAGTTGATGGTGGATGGGGATATCAGTATGCTCCTATCACAGAAGTATTTGATGAGTATGGTATTGGATCTGGAGCTGTAGTTCGCTCTATCATGATCGGAGATCCTGGTTATCCTGAGTGTAAGTTTCTTACTACCGTAGAGACTTTTGAGAGGGAAGAGGACTTTGAAGAGTATGACTTTAGTAGTTGTGCTCCTGCTGCTGGATCAGGATCTTTCGGTAGAAGATATGATAAAGATGGAAAAGATATTGGAATATGGGATCCTACTGTCTATGCAAACCTTGATGATGATCCAGCAAGGATAGAGATTCAAAGGTATCAAGACTTTCTTCTCTCCTTAAGAAAAGGTCAGAAGATTAATATCGATCAGAATATAGTCCGTAATTGGTGGACAACAAGACAAGAAAGACCTATTCAGGTAACTGCAAGGAATAAGAAATCAAGGGTTGTTCATAAAGTGGATTATCCGGCATGGAGTGAATTTATGAATCGCCATGCGATTTCTCCAGTTCCTCCATCAAATGCTCCTGGCAGTGACTTTGCTGGCATTGAACATACTATGGAATGGGAAGAAGATTTCCCACATGATGGAGAATATACTTTTAAGTATCTTGCAGACAATGTTGCTGACTTTTATCTTGATAATGAACTGATTGGTAGAACAAAAAGATTTAAAGGATCTCCAGACAAATTAAAGAAATTTGTGAAGTCTGGTGTTCATAGGATCAGGATTGACCTTGAAAATATTCCAATCTATGAAAAGATAATAATACAACCACCACTCCCAACTCCTGAAATCTCTACTAAAAGAGAATATAATATTGAATATAGTAATAGAGCTTCACCAACAACTGGAAAGAGAATTGTTAATAATAATAGGAAAATAGAATTTGATGATGATGCTACTAATGGGTTTGATCTCAATGCATCATTTAAGATCGTATCAACTTCGCCAGGATTAAAAGCAAAGTTCTCCGACGATGGATCAAAGTTAATTGTTACTGGGCAATCAAAAGGTAATGTTACTCTAAGATTAAAATGGGATGACAATCCCCGTGTGGCAGGAATTTCTGTTGGTCAAATTAAGATAAATGGCACTCAGTGGACTCAAAGTGGTACGAAAGGTAGCACTGAGAAAAAGATTAAAGTTGATGCAATAAAAGTACCTGCAGAAAGTTCGGAGCAAAGAACCCCTTCTAAGAGTCAGGGATCTACTCAAGGATCTGTACTTGAAGAAGTTTTCAATACAAAGGAATTTATCAATAAGGCAGACAGAAAACTGTGGAGAATCAATCCAAATGCAGGTAGAGATGGAGATTTCTTAAGTAAGTTTGGCGTTCTTCCTATAAATCCTGATACAAATAAAGCACAGACGGATGATTTTGCTGGAAACTATGTCATCAGATGGGAATATGTAGACTTTCCCATCAGTGGAAACTATAGCATTGAAACTATGGTTGATGATGATGTCACTCTCTACATTGGCAACCGTGCTGGTGGCGGTAGAATGGCAATCGGTAACGGTCTTGGCGATATTAATGCAGGTGGCGATGAAGTTATCATCAGAAAGAAAGGATTTAGTTCTCCAGGAAGAAGCACTGGTAAGAGTATTGATACAAGATATTTTGATGCTGGTAAGTATAGAATCAGAGCAGAACTAAAACAAATTAGAGGAAAACCTCTCAGCAGTGGTAATCCCATGGCTCTTGCTGTTAGGATTAGAGCAACTTTCAAAGAAAAGAAAGTTGTTTCTGCCAGATCTTGGAATCAAAATCCAATGGGTGCAGCACTTGTAATTGAGGCACCATTACCTCCCATTCCACAAGAACCAAAACCTGTAGCAGAAGGTAGATGTCCTAATAACCCAATTTGGACCACAAGATTTCCAGGATCAAGGGATAGATGGTTCCCTGTGACTCTTGATGATAGGTGGAGTCCATTCATGAATCGTTATGCCCTCTCACCTATTCCTCCACTATCAACTCCAGGTTCTGACAATGCTGGTGGTCAACCTTATAGAACTTCATGGGTTATTGAAGCACCCTATGCTGGATTCTATGGTCTGAAGGGAACTGTTGATAACGGTGGTAGAATCTTAGTGGATGGTGTTGAAAGAATGTCTGGTGGTTTGAACTATCCGAAGACAGGTCTTGAAGGATTCAAATCAGAGTTTCCCCAGACAGTCAAGTTTCCTCTTTCTGAAGGGAAACACACCATTGAAGTTGAAGTTGTTAATCAAACCACTGATACATTTGAAAAGGTAAACAAAAAGGTCTTTGATACAAGAGATTGGGGAACTCCAGCAAAAACAATAGAAAAGGAGGGTAATTCACCAGTTACCTATATTGGATTGAATCGTCAAAAAAGTAATAATGATAATAAGTATCCAATTTCGGTGGCAGTACCTGGAACAAAAGGTAGGGGAGATCGTGCCGATATTGTTGGTTCTTTTTCCTTTGGACGAGGGGCACGACGCATATTAACTGGTGTTTCGGATAAGAGAATTAAATATACAGATTCTACTTTCCAGAATGATACCGATGCAGAATTTAAAATTTTATCAACATCACCAGGAGTAAGTGCTAAGTTTAGTGGAGATGGATCTGAATTACTTGTCAAGGGTAATGGTGATGTTACTCTTCAACTGGAGTGGAGTGATGATCCAAAAAGAAACGGATTTGCAGTTGGAGAATTGAAAGTTGGTGGCGAGACATTTAAACAGAGTGGTAAAAGTGGATCAGTAAAGAAGACCATTAAGGTGGGTAGCGGATCTGGATCAGAAACAGGTAAACTGCAAGTGACTAATAATGGTAAGAAAATCAAAATGAGAGATGGTCATGGTGATGATACGAATTCTACTTTTACGATTGTCGCAGGAGATGCAACATTCTCTAACAATGGCAGATCTATTATTGGAAAGGGTGAATGTACGATTGAATTAAATTGGGATGATAATCCTAACGTAGCTGGAGTTGCTGTTGAGCAAATTAAGATTGAAGGTGTAACCTGGACACAATCTGGAAAGAGAGGTAAGGATAAAAAGACCGTTAAGATTGGAACTTCAAAATCAACTGGTCTTGAGTCTGGTTCTGTAAAAAATGGTGTGACATATTCAGGTCCTCCAATTACAAGTTACATAAAAGGGATGATATCTCCCACCCTTCAAGACGTTAACGCAAGACCCAATGAAGAGATTCAGGGTAAGCAGTGGGTGATGCGTTGGGACAATGTTGACTTCCCAATTAGCGGTCAATATAAAATTAGAACATTAGTCGATGATGAAGTTGATGTTTTGATTGATGGTGTAAAGGTTCAAACTGCAAAAATTAAACCAAAAGAAAGGAGAAGTGAACCTGCTAATTATCAAGCATTCAACGCAACAGCCGGGAAGAAATCTATTGAACTCAGATTAAGGAACATTCGTATTCCTAACACAGGATTCCAACAAAATCCAACAGCAGTTAGAATGGATATTATAGTTCCTGTGGATGTATCAACAGGTCTCAGTAGACCTTGGATTGACAATCCCGTTGGTATATCTGCTATTCTTATTCCCCCACCTTGCCCTAAAGAGGTGACAGGTAAGGGTAAAATTTGTAGAGTAGTTGTTGATGATCCTGGAAATGGATTCCCCAAACCACCCACTGGTGGAACTGGTGATGGTGAGTATCCAGTGACACTTGAACTTGATGGTATTGAAGTTATCAATCCAGGAATCAATCATAATTGCGGTGTTGATCAGGTTGTTATAGAACCAAGTAATGGTGCTGAACTTTCCTATCAATGTGATACTTTTGGTAGAATTACTACGGTCAATATTGTTGGCCCTCCACCAAGAGGATTTACAACAACTCCAGACATTAGAGTGATTACTGATACTGGAACGAACTTCCAAGCAGTTCCAAGGTTCCGTGTGGTCAGAGATCCCGTTGGTGTTGATGTTGAACCAGAACAGATTCTTCAGGTCACTGATCTGGTTGGTCTCAAACTCACTGGATATGTCGAGGGTCGTGCATACTATGGTTCTGTCTTCTTCAAAGATGGTGTTCGTTATGCAGGTATCTACGAGACCCCTGGACAACTCATACAAGTTTATGATACACTACAAGAGAGTATTGACGCTGAGGTTACCACACCTCCATCTGCCATCCAGAGATCTGGTACAGATGTTCGTAGTAACAACCCAAGACTTAATATTCCTGGGACACCAGACAGTCTAACTTA